GAATTTTACTCTGTACCAATCGCTTGCGATTGTACTGATTCATTGTGTCAACTGATATTTGATAACTGGGCAAGTCAATGGTTTTAACCGACAGGCCAATGCTGGCAGCATCGCCGTTGCCAACCATGGCTTGCAAGAATGGGATTGCACCAGAATTTAAATTGAAGAATGTGTGGAAGTTAAACTTGAGTCGTGGTGCAAGTTCGTATCCATTTGTACGAAAGGTTTTACTGGCATGGGTATAATCTCTTAACCCGTTGTCGCCAATAAAACCTTTTAGAAAGTTTTGTCCAAAACTCATTAGACTACTTAGGCGCCTTGCGTGCCACCCAAGCCAGTTACTGTGCCTAGTGTAGTGCCAAGGATGGTGCCTGTTTCGCCAACACCACCACCAACAACCTGGTTGGCATTGTCAAAGGTAATACTCAGTGCAATAGTCATTGCTTCACTGGTTGCGTAATTGGCATCACCATAGTTTACTTCTTTCAAGTAGCAGCCATACAATTCCCATGATTCAAGCACAGTTGGAGCAACAGCACCATTGCCACCGTCAAGTACTTCAAACTTGGTTGTGAACTTGTAATCTGCACCTGCAGCCGCTGATGCCATTTCAAAGAAGTCCAATTGTTTCTGCAGTTGTGATCCAACCAGTTGTTGTACATTGGCTCCGGCATCGTCACGCAAGTTGCAACTTACATCACCCCATGAGTGCTTGCCAGCCATTTTAAGAGTGGAGTTATAGATTGGAATATCTATATTTTCAAATGTCACTGTTGGGCGTGTAAAGTCAATGACTTGTTTGGTCATCTCGGTAACCGGACCACCTTGCACACCAAAATTTTCAAATATCACTCGGAAGCGATATTTTAATTTTGGCATTAATATACCTGTACTGCCTTGGCTAGCGTCACTTGCCAAGGGTACTGTCATTTTGTTTAACGATGCTGAAGCCATAATTTTTATCCTCTGTTACTGTTATTTATGTTATCTATACGTGACTAAAAATAGGGACCGGGTCCCTATTTTATTAGCCTCCGGCAGCAATTTCTCCGGTGTTCTTGATACGAACTGGAATGTAGATAAACTCAACAGCCTTGACTGGCTCAATGGCAATATCAACATACAATTCGTTGCGATCTATACGTGCAGGAGTGTTGTTTGATGCATCGCACACCACTAGATAGTCATAGATACCACGTTTAGCAACCAGGTCAATCATTAGACCGTCAATTGCGTTTTTAATCTGATTGCGTGTGATCTGATCATTTGGTTCAAACAGGAACTGCTTGCCAATGATGTCCAAGCGTCCACGGATGAATGCAACCAAACGTGACACGTTGATACGATCCATAGCGGTTGTAAGGCTTGTGGTTGTTTTGTTACCAAAGTTAGTGATACCAACACCAGGAATGAATGTGATTGGGTTAATTGCATTTTCATACAAGACATCACGCAGACCTTGACGTACACCCAATGATGTGAATTCGCCTGTGGTAGCATTGACATAGCCAAGTTGTACAGCGTTGTCAATTACACCACGACGTGTTCCGGCTGGAGCAAACCAAGGGAATGATACTTCGTCACTGCGAATAATTGTGCGAATCATCATGTGACTTGGTGCTGTCACCACTGGACTACCGCTCAAGTCAGTTGTTTGGCAACTTGGGTAGAATACGCCCATGTATTGATTGCCCACTGTCAAGCCGTCGCCTGTGTCTAGACCTAGACCGTTGTTGTTGCTGGCCCACAGCAGGATGTCTTGTGGATCTAAGCGCAACGGTGTATCACCAATCACAAAGCCTGTGTTGTTGCGCTCGTTGTTGAGTGCAATCATGTTTGGCATCAATTCTGGGTATGCAGGAGTTGCCATCAAGTTGAACTGACGTTGTTCTTCACGAATATCTGTGTTTGTGTCAATGCCCGACTTCAGTGCAGCCACAATCATGGCACGTTGTGCTTGGCGTCCCATGTATGGAGCACCATTGGCTTTTAGTCCACTGGCTGTTACCCAGGCATTGGTCACTGTGGGCAGTGTGTCATCTGGGAATGTGTCAGCATTGAAGTAATCAACTTGGAAACTCTTGACATTGAATCCTGAACGACGTGTGTTGAACAACAACATGCCTTGTGGATACAGTGTAGATTGTGGAGCATCTAGATCTAAATAATCACTGGTCAACAAACTAGTGATAGTTGGGAACGGTGCTGTGATAGGATCTGTAGTGCCGTTTGGTGCCCAACGTGCATCAGCAAATAACACACCATTTTCTGTAGTTTGATCAGTGTTGTCGATGGCCACCCACTGATCAACTCCATTCACTGGCTGCCAGCGATACAGTCTTGGATAGTTTTCTAAATCACTTGTGTCCACCCATAGATCACCAAAAACCAATGGTGATTCTGATTCGTCTGTCTGTGTTGTTGGTGCAGTGGCACTGATAATAGGACCGGTAGCATTGGTTGCACTTAGATCGTAACCACGAATATCGTTTGTCACGTTCTGATAACCTTGCCATGTGCCATTGTCTTGAATCATGATGTCAACTTGATCAGTTGCACTGTAGTACCATAAGCGACCATCTGCTGGGTCTTGATCAGGAGCGGCATCACTTGCTGTGTATGTGAATGTAGGTGTACCAACCCAGTTGCTCAAAATTAACCCAGTAGCAACACCATTTGCATAGTTGTTTCTTACTCCACGAACGCTGGTGCTAAACCCAGCGGTAGTGACTGGTGTACCAGTTATATTAATTAATGCTATTGTTCCGCCGGCTGCGTGTGTAAACACAACAGCACCTGCACTGTTGACTGTGGCACTAACGTATGGAATATTGGCACCACTAACTCCAGCAATGAAATCTTCAACTGTGGTTCCTGCTAGTGTAACTGTGGCAGTTGTATTAATAGCAGTGCCCGGTTGGCTGGCTGTAATTGAAAATGAGTTACCAGACACAAATGGCCCCGGAGTAGTATCGTTTCCTGTGATTTCTGTTGCACCAGTAGCATATCTTTCAAATATTGTAAAACTTGATGTGTTATTTTTTAATATGTTTGCATGAGCATATGTAGATCCCGCTGGAATATTTTTTCCGCCGCCACTGGGATCAGTTGTATACAACTCTTCATTTTCAGTAAGATATATTGGACATGTTTGTGCAACAAATGCACCTAGAATGGTACTGTATTTTTTAACAACAAACTGAGCTCCTTGATTCACATCAGTAATTTTTTGCCATACACTTCCAGTTGGTGCTGGCTGTGTTTGAGTCGCACCCCAACGTGGAACTGTATAACTTGGACTTACTTGATAGGTAGGAGCAAAATACTCGGTTGCTGTGATGCCCAATGTTGTCAGCGCAGTGCCAGATATGTTGGCTATTGAAATAATGCCAGTGTTGGCTGTGCTGCCGTCGTTAGTGGCAGTGGAATCAGCATACATGTATAATTTGCCACCAATTGTGGCTGCATATACTCCAGTAATGGCTGCGTCATTAATCGCATCAGCAATGCCATCCACTGTGTTGTTAGGCACAGCAGGAACTGTGATTGTTACGTCATTAACAGAAAAAGTTTGTGCGGCAGTCAACGTAGTTGGAGCCAATGTGCCTGACACAGTTGGCCAGGCAGTTTTCCATTCGTCACTACCAATCAATACCCAGGTATTGTACAAATCTGACAGTGCAGTAGCACTGGTCTGTGCGGATGTTGGGCCACCACGCTTGTAGTATCCTGGATTAAATGTACTGGTTGCAGTAACAGCATAATCACCAATGCTGCCAACTGTCTGCAGTGGAACTGAAGTTCCTGTTTCTAACTGTGTAGTGTTGGTGATCACAATAGGAGTTTGAACAGTAAAGATACCAGTTGTGATATTCCACTGGAAGATGCCCCATTCAGTGTTTGCAGTGTCTAACCAATAGGTATTGTTGGTTGGAGCACCCAATGGGCGTGTCAATGATGCTGTTAGTTCTGTTAAATCAATGTCAACACGCTGAACATAGCAACGATTGCTTACACCCAGTGCAGAGTATGCTGCCAACAGGCCGTATTCGTTTAGTTCGTACCCATTGATTGGAGTACCAGCAGTGGTCTTGTAGAAGAATGGGTTGCCAAACGTAGCGGCCAAATCTCGCTGACTGGTCATTAAATAAACACGGTTAGCATTTGCTGCCAATGTTCCTGGTGCAACGCCAACTCCAGCGGCACTGGTTTTGTTCTGTGCCGTTGCTATTAAAATGTATGGTACTGAATTGGTAGCAGCAGGGATATATTGACTTTCGTCGATAATCGTTACTTCTACGCCTGGGGATACTAATGCCATGGTTAAATCCTTTTTCTAAGTTTTAATATTTAGCACCTATGCGTAAAAAACACGATCATTCGACCCTTTGCAAAGGTTTTTTCCGCTAAATACTCCATGCAAAGACCTTTATGCCCTGCTTGTAATCAAAGATTGTGTGCTGTGAACTACCACCGTGATGGTGTGCCGCACTATAGAACACGATGTGAGCACTGTATCAAAAAACAACGTCGAGTGAAACCACCGGTGGCTCGTTGGCAATCAAGTGGCTATAAGAAAAAAGCCACATGTGATAGATGTGGCTTTAAATCCAAGTACTCTGCGCAAATGTCAGTGTATCATGTGGATGGCAATCTACACAACACCACTGTGAACAATTTAAAAACAGTGTGCTTAAACTGCACCATTGAGATCAAGAAGTCTGATTTGCCTTGGCAGCCAGGCGATCTGGTGCCTGATTTATAACAGTTTGTATCTGCGTATACAGCGAGTCAATGCTGGAGTTGTTGTGCAACACAAAATCAAAGTCAGTACCTACCCAGGCTGTTTCGCTAGCATGAATGCCTTCATTCTTTAACCAGGCTTGTGCTTTGACATCCCCTTGATTTGCTCTAACCGCAATGTCAGTCCAATGCGGTTGAGTACCTCGCTCAACACGGAGTATAATGCCGCCCGAGGCACGTAAGGATTTGATTTCGTTGGGAAAACGGCAGTCACTAATCACAACATTGTCTTCACTGTTACGCAGTTTGTTTTCTAGACTGGCAATCCAAATGTCGTCGTGAAATCCAGAACGGCACACTTCTGTACCCCATAACTGTAGCATTAAACGTGGTGTTAGTTCAGGCATGTTCAAACGTTTGGCCCACCAGGAGTCCACCTGTTCTCTCCATTCACGGGCCTGTGCTGTGCGGCCTTCTAGCAGGGTACGATCCCAGCCAAACACCTGTGCCACTGCATCTTTAAGGCTGTTGGCAAAACTTTCACGCCTGTACTCGTGGAAATTCACCAGGTAGTCTGCAACAGTATCTTTGCCAGATCCAATAAATCCGCATACGCCAATGATCATGATAATTCCGTTACATTTAAATGTTTGAGTGTGGTTTGCAACAACTCAATTTGTCTACGGCAGTCTTCTAACGCATGATGACTTGTAGGCGGTTTGGGCAGGCCTGGCCACAGAGCAAACACTGTTCTCGAATCTCTAACTGCATAAAACTGCCACGGAATTGGTTTTCCGTAACTTTTATAAGCATGTTCCAGGATGTTCATGTCATATGTGGGACCTTGTGCCCAAACACGATTGCTTTGCCAAATCAGCCGGCCCAACTCATCCAGTGCTTGGTCTAACGGAATTCGGTCTTGTTCGTGAAATGCTTCATCACGTGCTGCCGCAGGTTGAGTTGCCCACCAGTCAATTGTGCCTTGTTGGATTGATCTATTTTCTTGGCTCTCTAGTGCGATACGAGCATAGTATTTGCGCTCATTGTATCCAGAGCCTAGCGGATCAAAACTCTGGGCCGCAATGGTTAGTATTGTGGTGTCAGGGCCGGTGCCCAAACCTTCTAAGTCAATCATTAAATCTGCCATGTGTTATTATAACACACAACTGTATGATTTGCAACAGATGTTTAGCCGATTACCCAACTCAGGGGCTGTGAACCATCCACATAGTTCTTGAGATCTACCAGCAGTGCTTCCATTTGCGCTGTGGCTTCAGATTTCATTGCGGCACCGTTTAAGGTTCCGCCACCCTGTGGGCCTGCAATGGTACCAAACTTTTCACGTGCTTCACCAATGATCATTTTGCAGTTGGCCACCATGTAATCACGTATCCATTGACTGATCTGGAAGTCACTCAGCAGGTTGAATTCAGGTTTTAGATTGTAGGTCCAAAGCAGTACATTCTCGCCAGTGCCTTTTGGGTCACGGATAATCTGCAATTTCTTGGTAACAGGATTCCAAGTGTAGTTCATGTAGCCGCCAAACATACGTGCGGCCAGTTCAACATACTGGCTGTAGAAGTCATAAGTGGCCAGGCCGCCAGCCACGTTGAAGTTCATTAGGTAAACGTTGACACTGGCTTGTGAGAACGGATCAAAGTTTGACGAAAACGGTCCTGCACTATCGCCAAACGTTCTACGGAAAATCTGTCGAACCTGTATGGTTTCTTGGGGCAAGGTATAGATGTTTACATCCTTGACCAACTCCATAAAGGTATAACTTTCTTCATACGCACCCTGAGCACGTTGACGATACACACCAATTGTTTTTTGGTATGCGGCTTCGTAATGCTCTGCATCTAGTTCAAGGTCAATGATCTGCGAAGCCAGTTGTAACTGCACATATTCAATAAGGTTTTGTTTTAGCGTATTAAGGCTTGATTGTTCTTCAATTGCCATGGTATAGAGCTCCGTTCCAGTTATTTACCAGCTTTTTAGAATGATCAAGTTCTCTGTACCACGTCCGTTAAACGGTGTTTCTGTAGTGGTCAAGTCCTTGTAGATCTTTCTAGCGGCTGGCTTGCCTGCGGCACCTAATGCTCGAAGCACATCTGCAGGCTTGCGTACAGTTTTTTGCTGGCTCTCTACTGTACTGAACCCAATAATTGAGTTGCTCTTTACAGTAAACGCCTGTGCGTGGCTGTCTGCTACAACATGTATCAGTTTACGCTTTTTGGTGTCATACAACCAGGCTTCTGCTTTGTCCACCAAACTTGCGGCAGGTAAGCCTTTGAGTTTGAGTTCTGCAAATTCCATGACATGCTTGAACTTTGCGGCACGTTTTTCTGGAGGCACTGCTTTGACCTTGCGTGGTTTGCGCTCAACCTTTTTAATCTGTACATACGCACCACAGTCCGAGATCACCAACTCACAGAACTTTACGCAATTCCGTAACTGCACCTTGCTCAAGAAACTGTAGCCTTGTACTAGGTCAGCATCTTTGCCCTCTACTGCCGCATCAAATTCTGCTTGTTTGCGTGTCCAGATTTGTCGAATGTCGTTTACCATCTGTGGGGCAATGTTTAGGCTACGCATCAGCACCACGGGCTTGTAGTCTGCGTTGAGTTTGGCTCCTGACGCAACGAAGTCATCAAACAAGCCGTCCAACTCACCTGCGCATTCTGATACCTTTTCACGCAGTCGGTCCTGGATGGTGATTCGTGGTACTGAATCATCAACAGGTACTTCTGCTACCTCTTCATCTTGTTTGGATTCCAAAATCTCTCGAAGCAAGTTATCCAATTTGATCTGCTCGTGATCTGTGAGCTCCAGTCCTACCTGACTCATGCGGCACAACCAGCCTGTTGTGAGTCGAATTGAACTGTCTGGAATGCGTCGAAGTGTTCGAACATCGTCTTTACGACCATGTGCTTCCAAATAGTTTACAATCATGTCACGGGCATCTTTTTTGCCGTAAAAGTAATTGTACCAGGAGAATGCATGACTAAAGGCACTGATGCGGCCTTCTGTGGGTTGTGTTTTCCAAGTGGGTTCCATGCCCATGGCATTGGTATCTGCACTGCGTGGGTTTAGAGGTTTAACGGGTTTAGTTGCGATCATAATATTCCTTACTTAGTTCTGGGCAAGTGTTTTACAGCGTCAAAAAGTTTAGCGGCACGAACGACGTCAAAATTTTTGTGTTTGTACATCCAGGCCTTTTTGCGTTCTGCTGTTTCCAAGGCTTCTGCCAGTCGCCATTTAGTGTCAAAGTCTGCAGACATTATAATGCGGCTCATGTCCACAATGTCCAGTGCATACTCCACCCATTTTTCTGTGGCTTTTATCTTGTCATAAGACTGTATAAACCCCTTGCCTTTTGGGCCTGTGTACTTTGCTAAAAAGTTAACAGCTTTCATAACATACTCCTAGAGTGGTTAAGTGTGTATTATAGCAGTTTAGGATTTAATGGTCAACCGGTACCATAAATACACAATGATCTTCCATAATAACAAGTATAGTCGATGGTACAACCAAATTATAGAACGGGCGAAATGCCGTTTATTAACCGGCGAGTATAAAGAAATACATCATATTATGCCTAAATGCTTGGGCGGGAATAACGACTCTAGCAACCTAGTAGAGTTAACTGCCAGAGAGCATTTTATTGCACACTGGTTACTTACTAAGATGGTGGATGGCAATAATCAAAAAAAGATGGCCTATGCCTGTAAAATGATGATGCATAGTCGCGGAAAAGGACAACAGCGACATCGT